GTTGACCGCCATCGCTGCGCCTTCAAGCGTGTGGGTCTTTTCCCAGAACACGAGGCGGATAAATTTCAATCGCTCTTCGCCGTCTTGCATTGACTTTGTTTCGCTCACCGCTTTTCGCACAGCGTTGTTTTCTAACCAAGACACTCCATGCAGCTCCTGCTCTCGGTCGGGGGCATAGCGGCGGATAATGGCTTTTACATAGCCCCACCAGCTGTAACGAGGTTTACTCATGGCGCGCCACCTTTCTCTTCACCCACGCCCACAGGTTTTTCCACGGGTGGCCTTCTGCGTAATTTGCGCGCTGCTCAGCATTGCTCCATTTCTGGTGCATATAATCGCGTTCTTCTTCAACATGCCGGCAGCCAACCGTCACTCTCGATACTTCTGCATTCGCCCGCCCAAGTGCTGCCTCGGCGTATCTTGCCTTCTCGCGCAGAATATCATTGTCCGCTTTCAGGTTCGCGATCTCGTTTGCCTTGTTGATGGCCTCGCCGTTCATTTGGCTGATCTGCTCAATCAGAGCGGCGTTCTTTCGCTGCATCGCCGCCTTTAAGTTTGCATACTCGGCAAGCAGATCGTTCTTCGCGTCAATGCAGTTTTTCAGCTCGACGACTTCCTTTTCAAGCGCCGCAGACTTCTCCTGCGCGTCTTCCCCCATCTTCGCCATCTGGTCTTTGGTGTACTTCTTCACATTGATGCTCATAATTTAGCTCCTTTCATTTGCAGCTGTTCTTCTCGCCCCCGGTCGCTTACGATGCTCACGACCTTACAGTCTCCGTAGCGCTCAATGTCCATGGCGATGCGTTCCTTGATGCCCTGCGCATCAGCGGCGGGGACGTTGGCTTTAATCGTGATCGTCAGCATTTGCCCCCTCCTTTCCGTCCATCTTCGCGCCGCATGCAGGACAGTAGTTGGTAAATTTAGCGATCAGGTTATATCCCCGTTTGCACTCTGGGCAGATAATAATTCCACTCTCATCTTCAATCCACTGTGCGTGCACCACTGGCGCAACGTCAGCGCTTGGTATATTTTCTAGAGCATCAATAATCGCATCCCAAGCGTCATACTTCTCCCTGTCGGAGCCATAAACATAACCTCTTCCGTATCGTCCGACGGGGCATAGTTCTTTTTGCTTTTCTTCAATTATTGCAATCGCCGCTTCTCGCTCAATGTATTCAACCATTGTCAAAAATCCCCTCCCATACTTCTTCATAACCAGTCTTTTCGTAATCGATTTTCAGACGCTTTTCGCGGATCATGGCGTTCAGCGACCTGACACACGGTCGTCCATACGAATTATCCTCACAATAGTCACACATACTGCCGAATCCACAGCACCCAAAAGGGCTATATTTGTGCTCGTTAGCCGCAAATTGTTCGTTACTCCATTTCTGAAAGCCGTTTTCCCATTTCCGTTTAGTTCTATCTGCATCGGTATGTGGTTGATTCTCCGATGCGTCATATAGTTGCATTTGGTCAGCCATTGTCAGCCCTCCTCACAGTAAAATCTGGAAATATCATCCATACGCCAGCGAACCGTGTCCGAAATAGTGGAGTATAGATACCCCCCCCCTCCATGTGTACGGACTTCACACTGTATACCTGCCTCGGATTCGTGAAATGCCCGAATTGCTTTTTCATGTGTTCCTCAACCTCGTCCTTGAAGATAATAGTCAGTTTCATTCCATTTACTCCACATAGCACCAGCTCTGAGGCGGGCGCTTGATTGTCCGGCCGTCACAGTCCATTTTGCTGTAGTTGTAATAAGGACAGGCACAGCAATCCGACTCGACTTTACATAGACCCTTGAACTCGCTCAGTTTCTTCGGCGTATCGTAGATTTTTAGGTCGGAGATGTGCCAGCCATAGCCGGTTCTCCCGTTGCCGATGTAGTCAGCAAGCTCCTCGTATGTAAGACAAGATCGCTCCATGTGCTCGAAAAACCAGTTCTGAATGCCACCATTGTCGAAAACATTGATGGGAAATATCCGGTCACAGGTAAACTCCCCGATGACTTTGCCGCCGCCGTAAAACTGTGGCCTTGGATAGTCCGTCACAATGAAGTCCTCGTGCGGATATTTTGGTAACGTGCAGTAGATATAGCACTTAAACGGCGTTTCCTTCTTTGGCCGCGTCTTGCGCACCTCAATCGTCTTTTCGCCGTTGACAATCTTCTCCGCCCACTTCGGGCGGATGCTCAGCATAACAGCCTTACTCATTTTTCATTGCCTCCAATGCCGCTTCCGCCGCCTCGCGGGTGAGGAACCAGCTTACTCCATACTGGCCCGGCAACAACCCGACATCGGGATCCCTCCCACGGACAATGGCGTACCCCACAATGGCCGTGACCTTGTGGGGCTGAATTCCAAGGTCTACCGTCCCGTTGCAGCCGTAAGTCCTGAAATACTCGGCCACGCCGCAATTGCTCTTGCAGCTTTTTCAATGCTTCGTCCGAAACCATCACTCCACCTCCTGCATCCAGAACTCGCGGAGGCAGTCAGAACACGCGCGTTTCATAGTTGAGCAGTTACCTCGGGCATTCCTGTGCGACGCAGAAATCAAGCAGGGATATATTTGCAACACACCATCATCTCCGATGCGTGCCTCCGGGTACTGCTCCAGCAACGCGCTCTGACGTGTCTTGCGTGGATTCATTTTTGCCCATTCTTCAACCTCGGCCACAACTTCCTCCGGTGAATCCGTCTCTCTGCCAACGCAGGGATAAATAAAACGGTTCTTCATCGCTCCCTTTTCATCCATGCGTCTCAACTGCTTAACAAATTCAATAGCGTCCATACTTACCTCCCTAAAATTTAAAGCGCTCTCTGAGCTTATTCCCATTGATCTCCGCCTCCGCCGTAAAGTAGCGGTGCGCCTCGTTGATGTAGACGACGCGCCCGTGCGCAGTCGTCTCTTTCGTGGTAACGCTCATAATGCCGGTACTGCCCTCAAAGGCGGCAGGCTTCCAGCTAAATGGTTCACCGATGTACATGGTCATTCCTCCCCAAATCTCAATTTCGTCACGGCAATGGGAAATTCCTCGATCTCGCTTGCCCAGCGTGCCGTGCCCTTGCCGTTGTGCCGCTCGAACACCAGCGGAAAGCCGCCGATGCCGTCAAATAAACTGCCCATCGTAACGGGGCGCAAATACTGCGCGCTGATGCGCTTTGCGAGGAAGTCCCAAAATGGCAGGGCGATGGAGTTACCGCAGGCCTTATAGCGCGGGCTATCCGCGCTGCCGCGGAGCTTGCCCTTGCTGTCGCGCCATTCGCCGATGTCCGTCCAGCCGTCCGGATAGCCTTGCAGCCGTTCGCACTCCATCGGCGTGAGACGGCGCACCACCATGTTCTGCCGGACTGTATTATTCAGGTTTAGGCTTTGCCCTCTGCTTTCTTTTGCTTGCAATTTACCGTTTATTTCTCCGCCCTCGCAAAAGTTCCGACAGTCGACGCTTGCAATATACGCCGCCATATCTTCGCGGTATGGGTCATTCGCCTTTGCCCTCAACGTAGGCGAGATTTCACTCGATACGACCAGCATATCGTTGTAAGCGTCCTGCCCGTTGTAGCTACCAGCATGAGCGCCGAGTGAAAGCGTCCCAGTTACGTCTTGATACGTCAGCGGCACTTGGTTGCCGCCTGTCCCCATACGGGCTTGCAAACTCGGAACAATCTCGCCGCAGTCTCGGATGACATCGCAAGCGTGCGACATATCCAGTGCAACCACCGCCGGGGTTTGGTTCGTCCCGCTGGGTGCCGCCGCCAGCGTGGGCGATACTTCCTCACTGTACCCGATGCCGCCCGCCTGTGCGCCCTGTCCGGCCTTAAACCCGGCACATAGCACAGCTTCGCGGTTCAGACCGCTGTTTTCACGGGAACTGAGCGTAGGCGAAACGCCGTTACCGTCGTATACGCGCTGGCTCTGTGCGTCCCAAGGTGTCATGCACATTACCCCGTGGCGGTCGCCGGCAGTCAGCGTAGGAGACGGGTCTCCCTCTTTTCCGATGCCAAGACCGTTTCCGCTGCCATCGTGGTTGCGGCTCTCTCCGCCGCCCTGCCATCTTGTAGCTTTGTCGTTGATGGGGATTGCTGCAAATATGGCAGGATTGTTCACACCTCCTCCAACACCGCCTTGTAGTGTGGGAGATTTTCCGTTTGTGTCAAAAATGCGCTTGCTTTGGCAATCCCAAGCCGTCATGCAGTCCCCGACTGCCGGATTAAAACCTCTTTCAGCAGCTTCGGCAAATCCTTCCCGCGCCGTTCCGCTCTCCGTAGGATGCCTTGACACGCTTTTGCGCTCAAAGAGTATTTCGCCTGCGGTGTCTCCTCCAAAATCTGCGACAACCGAGATACGACGGCGGCGTTGGGGGACTCCCCAGTATTGCGCGTCATGCACTCGCCAAGCCACGCTCCATCGTCCTCCCACTTCATCGTGGTAGCCCCCCCAGGTGTTCCAGCCTTTTTCAGGCACTTCAATATCGGGGGCTTTCGGTTCTGCGATGCGTATGATCTCTTCGAGGACTGCCGCGAAGTCTTGCCCTTTGTTGCTGCTGAATGCTCCGGGCACGTTTTCCCAGACCATATACCGGGGTCTGACCATGTCACCTGTCCGTCCGCTCTCTCTGTCATGTGCTCTCATCTCCTTTACGATGCGGACCTGCTCCATGAAAAGTCCGCTGCGAGCGCCCGCAAGGCCGGCGCGTTTCCCTGCAATGCTCAAATCCTGACACGGTGAGCCACCCGTGATAACGTCCACCGGATCGATCTCCGCGCCGTTGATCTTCGTAATATCGCCGAGGTGCTTCATCTTCTCCCCTCGCATTCTCCGAACAACTCCCGGAATGGCTTCCCGGCGATCTATTCCAGCTTGAGCAGAAATTTCACCGTGCATTCGCAGTCCCCGAACGTCCACCGAATGATGGTCGACTGCGCAACACCGCACTCTTTCGCCAACTGGATCTGCGACAAGTCCGTCTTTTCCAGCGCCTCCTTGAGTGCCGGATAGACGCATCGCTCAAACGGGGTCTTTGCCCGATGCACTCTCAGCATGTCGGCACCTCCCCGAAATATTTTGCATATTCCCTGTCGCTCCACGCCGTCCAGACGCTTGCGAATCTGCGCTTTTTCTGTGGATTCTGCCGCATGGCAGAAACAGAGTGCGATACCGCGCTGAGGTCAACTCCGCACTTTTGGGCAAGCTCTGTCGGTGAGTCTGCCACGCAGGTAACCACACCTGCATGCTTGTGGTCAAGCGCCACATACAGCTGTCTGTATTTCATTTTTTCGCTCCCTCATTTCGTTCGTTGATAGCGCCGCGTCTTAAACTGCCGCGCGCCCCAATAGGCGCCGCGTTCCTGCGTTTGGCGCGCTTCCTCTTCCTTCGCCTCGTTGTACTTGGCGATATCCGCCTGATAGTACGGGCAATCGCCGTGACAGCCTACGTGCCGCGTCGGCGGCTTGCAGCTGTGGCAATGTTCAAAGCTCATGGTCGACCTCCACGCTGCTGATCGTCACCGCCGTAAACGGCTCGCCCGTCGTGTAAATCTTTCGCCCGTAAACGCTAAACACGGCAGAATCGTCCTTGTAGGCATACCCATTGAGCGCATCCAACACTGCCTTGATGATGTTGTCGATATCGCCGCGCTTGAGGTACGGGGTTAAATGCAACTTCTCCCGTTTGCTCTTTGGCGTTCCAGCGGGTACGGGGAAACAAGCGGTGACCATAACGTCCAGCGCTTCACCGTCTTCAAACGGCTTTTCTCTCTCCTTGAGCCACGCCGCGCGAACTGCGGATTCGAACACCTGCGTGCTCTTCGGCGTGTACGTCCCATGCTGGGTGACGCGCGGTCTGCCCTTCGGGACGGGTCTGCCGTCAATGTAAAACCTAACTACTCGCTCCATGTGCTACCCTCCCATTTCGGCAGCAGCCGCTTCCCACGTTAGCCCGTGTTCTCTCGCATAGCGCGATACGCTCGGCATGAATTCCTCCTGTTCGGCTATCCTCTCGATGTATGGCTTCATCCACGCCACTGAGACGCGCGGGGAAGCTGTGCCCCTGATTTTTGCAAGCACTTGGCCGACCTTCGGAGGGAATCCCCTCGTATCCTCGGCAATCAGCGCGTCCACCGCGTTCTTTGCCGCAGCAGGGTCTTCCTCGCCCAGCATGTCCGACCAGAGGGATACCAGCTCTTCGGCTTCTGTGCGGGTCATCTTGGCATAGGCCTGCGGATAAGCCTGTTTTAATCGCCCCAACAGGCTAATTACGGCAGCTCTTTCCACGGTTCTTTTCCTCCTCAAGCATCTCGGCGAATACATCGCCGCCCGGCCGTATCTGCGGTGCTTTATTGGCCCATCGTTCCCACTTCTCCGCATTTCTGCAAGCCGCTTTCCAGTCTTTCATGGGGGTCTTGCCGACCAACCACCCTTTTGACTCGTAAAAGTCGATGAACCCCTGTGGGTCTACGGGCGATTGGCGTTCAGCCACATAGGACTGAACCTCTGCGAGTGTGGGGGGCGTGAAGCGCTTCGCGCGCGAAATAACACCTTGTCCTTGTCCTTGTCCTTGTCCTTGTCCTTGTCCTTGTCCTTGTCCTTGGCTTTTTTTGGTTTCTAAAAAACCGCTTTGGTTTTTTTGGTTTTCCTTGGTTTCCAAAAAACCGCTTGTTTTCGGCGGTCTGCCGCCCTTTTTGCCGTTCTCTCGGTAAACATTGGAGGCGGCTTCCTGCGCCTTTATGGACTCGTCAATATCCCGCTGAATTGCGGGCCAAATAAACCTTTCGGGGCCTTCAAACTTCGGCTGTTCTCCGTTTTTCCGGTAAGCGAGCATCGCCCGGACGATAGCCCCGATCGACTCGTCGTCATACTCGCGGAAATAGTCCTCGTAGCTCAGCCAGAGCTTGACATATTCCTTGCTCTCCGCCATGCCGTCACCGCCTTAAAACGGCAGCTTGCCGTCGTCCTCGCCGATCTCTGCAAAGCCGCCTACGGCGCTCTCTGTGGCGTATTGCGGTGCGGCAGTATCGTTACCCTCCGGGCGCCTGTTGTCTGCGAAATACACGCTGTCAGCCTGCACCTCGTAGCTCCTGCGCTTGTTGCCGTTCATGTCCGTCCAGTCGCGCATCTGCAAGCGCCCCTCGACGCCGATCAACCGCCCGCGTCCGGCGTAGTTGCAGAGCACTTCTGCCGTTCCGCGCCACGCTACAATGTCGATCCAGTCTGTGCCGCCCTCCTTGCCGTTGCGGTCAACGGCAAGAGGGAACGACACAACGGATACGCCGCTGTTCGTCTTTTTCAGCTCCAAGTCACGCCCGATGCGTCCCATCAGGCACACGCGATTCATGCTCACTGTGCGTCACCGTCGCTTTCGATGACCTCACCGGTCGTCTCGTCCACGGTGTAGTTTTCTGTCTCAATCACCGTGTCATCACTCACGGAATACATGTCCTCGCTGATCTTCGTTTTGATGGTCTCGTCCTGCGCCACCGCGCGAACAAAGTCGCTCTTGAGCGGTGCATACTTGAGCACGCGCTTGAGCACGGTTTTCTTTGCCATTTCCTCGAAGTTCGTCTGCCACGGCCCGTTGCTGTAGGCCTTGGAAAAGCGCTTCGCGTGGTTGCGAACGTCCTCGACGCTCATGACGTCATAGCCAAAGCCGCCGTCTTTCGTGCGGAACATCGCGTAGATGAATTTCGGCTCGCCGCGCTCACCGCTGGCGGGCTTGTGGTTGAGCTTCGGCTCAAGGCCGAAAGAATATTCAAATTCGTCGTTCTCGTAAACGACCTGCGCCTGAATGATGCTGACCTCACCGCTGCGGTACGCAAGGTCAATGAGCCCCTTGTACCCCAGTTGGAATTGGCATTCCAGTTGACCGTGGTTGCGATACGGGATCAGGTACGCCTGCCCAAGCGGCGTGTTCGGCTCCATGCCGAGCTGCGCCGCCGTCATCATCGCGCCGAGGAAACTCTGCGGCGTGGTCTGCGCAAGCTGTTTGTTTGCGCTCAGCGCGGAAAGCGTGATGCGCGTGAAGCGCTCCGGCGTGATGACGCTCGGCAGCGCCTTGGCGATCTCGCCCTCCATCTGCTTGATGTACTGCTGCATCGTTGGCTTTCCTGCCTTGACAGCCTGTGCGCCCTGCGCGTTCTGAATCAATCCTTCCTTCATCTTTCGTTTTCCTCCTTCACCGCAAATTTGCGGAAATTTGTCGTTTTGTAGTAACTGCTCAAGTCCATTTCTGGGTGATCCTTGGCAAATGCTTTTGCATCAAACGTCGCGCGGCTCTGTGCCTTCCAGTCGACCGTGAATCGCCCGCAGTAGCCGCGCTCGTTGTCGCCGAGGTCGTTCATCAGCTGCTGCTTGATGGTGTCCGCGTCCTTCTCGATGGCTTTCTTGCGGATCATCAGGTATTGGTACTGCTCGATCAGGCTCTCGCGCCCGAACAGCTCAACCTCGCCGCCGCCGCCCTCGTAGATGCTCGTGATCGTCTCCGTCGTGCTCTCCATACCGTCCATCGGCGGCGGGCTGTCGGCCTCGATGTAGTCGCGCCAGAAGTCCTCCGCGCAGCGCTTAACGGCCTCGATCTCTTCCGGGCTGACATATACGCTGCTCTCGCACCATTCCGGCGTGTCATCGTCTTTGACCGTCGTGATCTGGTAGCAGTAGAAGCCCTTCCCGAGCACCAGCGCCGCCAGATACCACCGCGCCCAACCGGTCACGGCCAGATACGTCACGCACTGCGCGTAGTAGCTTTCGGGGAAGTCCCCGCCCTCGTAGCGCTTGAGGTTCAGCGCGCTCGCGGTTTTGCATTCAAGGCCGGAGCTTTCGCCGAGGATCTGCCGGTCGATGTTGGCGTGCAAATGAGGGCAGTCCTCGCGGCGCAGCAGGTAGTTCATGCGGCGCACGCTCTTGCGGCTCGCCTCTTCGAATCGGCTTGCCACATACGGTTCAAGGTCTCGCCCGACGCGCATCGCCTCGTTTTCCGGCGCTTCGCCGATCCTGCCGGTCTTCTCCGCCCACACCGTATAGGGCGAGCGGTATTTGTTCAGCCCCAGCACCGCGCCCATGTCGCTGCCGCCGAGGCTCTTCCGCCGCTCTTCAAGCCAGTCTTCGCGGCTCATGCCGCGCGTCGAGATTTTCTGCATCTTCATCTTTTCGCTCCTTCAAAAATTCGCTCCCGCAGTACGGGCAGCTCACCACGCTGTGCCGCCACACGCCGCGCTCGCCGTCGAGATTTTCCCGCACCAGCGTTTCAACGGCGTCATCAAACACCGCGCCGCAGGATTCGCATTTGTACATCACTCAACCTCCAAATACGCCATCGCGGACTGGATGCCGAATATGCGCGCCGCCTGATGGTCGTTGAAAAACACGTCGATGCGGTTGCCCTGAATGCCGCCGCCGCAATCCTCGGAGATATAGCTGTGCTGCGTGCCGTCCGGCCAGATCAGCAGGACATGCGTTCCGTAGGGGATCACCTTCGGGTCAACGGCGATTGTGCGTCCCTCGGTCGCCAGCGTTCCGGTCGCGGTGTAGCCGCTTGCCCACTTGCCGCAGCAGCAGCGTCCGGGGCAATAGGCCGTGAGAGTAAACTCCCCGAGAAACACGTCATTGCACACGGCGCTTTCCGTCGCGGGCTTGTCCCACGCGGGGTCGTATTCCTCAACAGCTTTCGGGGATTCCTCGGGTGCTTCGACCGCCTGCGCGCTGGTGGCGAGGATTGAGATCACGATCAAGATGACCGTCGCGCCCAGACACGCCGCCGCAATCAATGCCGATTCATCCGCCTTGCGCTGCTCTCTTGTGCGCTTGTCGTGCCGTCTCACCGTGTCACCTCTTCCATCGTGATTTGTGCGGGCTTCTCAAACAGCGGGGCGAGCATTTCTTCTTGCGCTGCCTTGTAAAAATTCCTGTCGATTTCAAACCCGTAAGCATTCCGCCCCAGTTCATACGCCGCGCGGAGGGTAGCCGCGCTTCCTGCACATGGGTCGATTACAACGTCGCCGGGATCGGTAAAAACTTCAATCAGCCGTTTCAGCACATTCACCGGCTTCTGCGTCGGGTGAATCTTGGGGATATTCTTTCCGTCGCGTTCCCATTTCTGCCAGTCAAAAACCATCTTACCCGTGCCGCGAATCGGTTTCCCATCTTCGCCAATCTCACGCCCGTTATTGAATTTTGGCAACTTATCGCGATAAAGCACTCCCGCAAACTCCGTCGCGCCTACCACTCGCATATTGGCTTTAAGCACCTGCGCGGAATAGTTCTTGCAGAAAAACATCGGGTAACTGTTCTTGAATCCGTACTGCTTCCCGTACTCCATGACGGTCTGCATCTGGTCGAACGCGCAGAAAACAAGCATTGCCGGGGCTTGCCCTTTCTCCTTCGGCTCTTTCTTCAAAAGCCGGTTGCAGAAGTGCATATACTCGGCGATCTTGAAATAGCCATCAGAGTTGAAAAAGCTGCTCTTTGCTTTTTTGCTCTCGCCGTTTTTGTTGTCTCCACCGATATACCATGTCGGATTGCTTCCGTAAGCGTCAGCGCCGATGTTGTAGGGAATATCCGCGATCACGAGCTGCGCCTTTGGAATTCCGTATTTCTTAAAATTCTGAAAGTTGTCATGGTACAGCTCACATTTCATCTTCTGCACCCCCTGTCGATAAACGGCAGCAGCTCATACAGCACCTTGCACACCGCGCACGCGCCGATGACGGCAAGGCTCGTCGTGAAATCGCAGCCGTTCAGCGCGATCACAGTAGCGGCGATACCGCCGAAAAATAACGTGTCGATCATGCCTCCACCTCGCGTTCCGCGATCCACTCGTTCACAAGGCGAGTGTAGATTTGGAAGATTCTACGCTTGCTGCCGCGGATGCACACGCCGAAGGGGTAAACCCGCTGCTCAAGGCCGTCTGCCAGCGATTCGTTCGAAATGCTCAGCCCGTGTGCGCGTAAGTATGCCGCGCACTCGTTCAGGTCCATTGTTTTTATCATTGCCTTTTCCTTTCTCGCGTGCTACAATAAGCACGGACACAATATCTTGTGGTGAGATTTGTCCGGTGCCCTGTTCGGCCTGCTACGCTGAACAGGGCTTTTCTTATGCCCCGATTGCTTTTGTCTGCATCAAGCAATTCTTGACCTGCTGGTAATCCATGCCAACTTCCAGCAGAACCGAAATGCGGTTTTCCATCTTTGACACCGCCGCAAGCTCGTCCGAACTCATGTAATCGCTCGCCGTTGCAGACTTTTCCGCGCCGCGCTCCTTACGAAGCTGCCGCGCCGTTTTGCCGAGCGCCGCCATATATGCGAGGTCGGTGTACTGGCTATACTTGAACTGCTTATGTGGACTGTCCGGCAACGCCTTGATAGCATCCGTCATGCTGGTACGCAGCGGCTTTCTCTCGGCCTTGATTGCCTTAATATTCATCAGCTCTTTGCGCATGGCGAAGAACTGGCGAACAAGTTCTTTCTTGAACTCAATGACAACGGGGGTATTGCGGAGGAATGTAAGCAGAAGCGTTGCCTGTTGCTCGTTCAGGTGATAAATCTTTGCCATCTGCTGACCACCCCGCGTCTGCAAGGTCCGGATTTCAAATCCGACCCTTCCAAACTCGCGAAGGTCTTTTCCATGGCGTTGGATCAACTTCTGTACTGTGTCTCGCTTCACACCCGCGCACTCTGCAATGACTTCGGATGTCGTGAATGGATCTTCGGTGTTCGGGGAAAGATAAACCAGATCGTTCATGTATCCTCCTTGTCCGGCTTTAATAGCTCGTCCACCGTGCAACCGTACAGCGCTGCGATTTCCGGCAATCTGCTTGCCCTCGGGGCCTGCTGGCCAGTTTCCCAGTAATACACGGCCACGTCGGAGATTTTCAGCGCGTCCGCTACCTGCTGGACGCTGAATCCAGCTTTATGACGAGCGCTTCGAAAACTCATCTTTTCACCTCCAAATACTAAGTTTTACTTGACAACTTAGCGAACCGTGATATTATAAGAAGTGCCAACAAACTAATAATTTCGACAGTCCGCTAAGTATCAAGGGGGCTTGATTTTTTATTGCCCTTTCTGTAACTAAGTATATACTCAGTTAGCGCGGATGTCAATAGGAAGTTAGCGAAAACTAAGTTTTATTTTATACAAAATCGGAGCTACAGTTATGTCTAAATCGCCTATTGTCGCCAGAATTAACGCATTATTGTCTCTTAGAGGCATTTCTAAAAAGCAATTTTTTAAAGATTGCAAAATTTCTTCATCTGCATTTTCACAATGGAATACAGGAAAAATCGAAGTCCCTCGAGGGAAAAACATTGAACGGATAGCAAATTATCTTGACGTTTCGGTAGAATATCTTTTATATGGGGATACGCAAGAATTTCAGGCAAAAAAAGAGCGCCCCACCGATGGTGAAGCGCTCATTTCTGAATTGCCCGAAGATATTCAAAAGCTCATCCGGATTTGCGAATCAAATCCTGACCTTGCTGCTGCTCTACTATCTGTTGCGCAGCAGATCGAAAAAGGTCAAGTTGCTGGGGAGTAAATTTCGAAATTGTAATAATCAATTCCTCTACCGTCGTCATCCTCTCTGCCCTCCGTTCGCTCTCATATGATAAAACAAGTGTTCTATCGCGGATTAGTATAGCACTAATTTTTAATTGATTCAATATAATTTAAAATATAAAATTAGGTGAATTTGATATGCCAATTACCGTATATTTTGAGCACGGCCGCGTTGTGGAGTTGTTCCCAGAACCAAATCAATCGTATTACGACGTGCGAGATAAGATCAACGCGGCGACTGATATAGTGTCTGATGGAATAAAATACGACTTGACCGATAAGCAATCAATTTATTCTATCGCCATTCCTGACTATACAAAATTCCGCGATGTACCGCGTTTCAAAGAGTTAGGCCCTACAGGATATCTTGAATATGTGCTGAGAATGCACGCGGGGCTTTTGTGGAATGGCGGAGATTACCAGTTATCAATGGCCTGCCTTGAAAAATCCTGCCAGCTAATGACGTATTCTACGCTTGGCTGGGAACGGAAAGATTTTTATAGGGTCGTCAATTATTATATCGAGCTGGGTCGATTCAAAAAGGCGAAAGAGTGGAAAGACTGGATAGATGCACACACGGAATCGCCGGAAGACTATGCAAAAGACGCATTTGCAAGAACGCTTGAATCGTGTAGAAGACTTGGAACTGATTTAATAGAGGTTGGCGATTCAAGCGCGTGCTGTGAAATTTGCGCGAAGTACCGGAGACGGATATATAGCTTATCTGGCAAAAGTTGGAAATTTCCAAAGTTCCCAGATGATTTTCATTTTCAGTGCGGGCTTGGGATATTTGCTTATATTGACGGTGTTTCTGAGCCATCTTTCAAGTGCATAAGTCCATCTTTATATAGTAAACGACCGTTTCGCGATGATCGAACAGAAGAAGAAAAAGAAAATTATAGACTTTGGTTAGAACGTGTTGAAACGTCTTACAATCCGATCAATGAACCGAATCTAAATCATATTATTTATTATTGGTTCAAGCCTAAATTCCCCGACGACTTCCCAAAATCTCTTTCTGGCTTTTCTCGCATGCGAAACGGTAACACAGCAAATTATCAAAAGCTGGCACAGAAGATTGAGGATGCGGGGTATACCATTCCTAAATCATTAGATGAGGTCGCAGAATGGGAAGAGCGGGAGAATTGAAAAGTTGCAAGGCGGTATAGCTTAGATTGGCCCCGCCGCCCTCTGCAACAAACGGCGGGGCCTTTTTGCAGCCAGCGGGAAGCGGTCGCCGCTGCATGTCTTGACCGTACAGCACCCAGCACTGCACTTTCAAGGCTTAGATTTGACACTTTGACAGCTTCCGACAAATTTCATTGCTACAAAAAAGTGCAACATTTGCACTGAAAGGATATGATGTTAAGTGAACATTCAGAAACGATGTCAGGAGCAAAAAGACTTGTTAAGACTAACGCATCAAGATATTGCCGACAAAGCGGGCTTACCGTTGCAAACAGTAAAAAATTTTTTCTCCCGCGCATCTAAGTCCCCATCAGTTTACACAGTCGCTGCGATTTGCAAAGTGCTTGGCATCTCGCTTGATGAAGCGTTCGGAATTTCCAAACACTTGACGCCAACCGAAGAAACTTTGCAAGCGCGGAATGACGAGTTGGAACGCCACGTTGATGCGAAAGCAGACACAATAGAGATCATGCGGCGTGGAGTGCGCATCCGAAACGGCGTGATTTTATTTTTGTTCATCGCGGTGGTGCTGCTGGCCGCATGGTGCTTGTATATCGACCTGCACTGCGTTGACTATTGATTTTGGAGGGGCTGACATGGCGAATTGCATCAAATGTAAAGCAGCCCTGCCGGATGGCGCGCTGTTTTGTCCTATGTGCGGCAAAAAGCAGGTCGCCGAAAAGCGCAAAGCGCTCAAGCGCGCCAACGGAACCGGCACGGTATATAAGCTATCAGGGCGCAGATCGCGCCCGTGGGTCGCCGCAAAGAATCGGGTCATCATCGGATACTATCCCCGCAAGACCGACGCCGTAGATGCCTTAGACCGGCTTACAGGCCGTCCGCTGGACGAGCGATACAATATGACCTTTTCCGAAGTGTACGAAGATTGGAAGGACGAGCATTTCCGTGAGATCGGGCCCTCCGGCGTAGAATCCTATGAAAACGCCTATAAGGTGTTCAAGCCGCTCTACGATAAGAAATTCCGCGATCTGCGCGCTTCCGATTTCCAGTCCGTTGTGGATATTTACATGGATAAATCCCACTCCACCGTGTCGAAGTACAAGCAGCTCATCACGCAAATGTCGAATTGGGCGATCCGCGAGGAAATCTGCTCCACCAACTTTGCGAAATATGTCAAGCTCCCCGAGAACGTCAAGAAAGAAAAGGAAGTATTCACCGCGGAAGAGATCGAGAAGATCGAGGCAGATGGAAGCGACGCCGCGAAGATCGTCCTCATGCTCCTTGCCACCGGCATGCGCATCGGTGAGCTATTCTCCTTGCCGCTCGCGGATTATCACAAAACCTATGTAGTCGGTGGTGAGAAAACAAAAGCCGGACGGGATCGCGTCATTCCAATCCGCCCAGAGGGAAAGCCATATTTTGCCTACTTCGCCGCAAAGGCGACCGGGAAGCTGCTGCTCTCCGGATACGAGGGGCAGAAGATACCCGCCAACTTCCGCCGCCGCGACTACTATCCCATGCTGGATCGCCTCGGGATAAAAAGAAAGACCCCACATGCCACGCGCCACACTTACGCCACGCGCGCGGTCAAGGAAGGTCTGCCCCCGGAGTTTCTTCAAAAAATCATCGGTCACGCGGATTATTCCACCACTGCGAACATCTACACGCACCTTGATCCCGATACACTTGTTGCCGCCGTTACTAACACGTTACAAGCAGCGTCAGAAAATGGCAAAAAGAAAAAGCCCTGAAACCGTTGCGTTTCAAGGCTTTTTTCTGGTGCGCGGTACAGGACTCGAACCTGTGACCCCATGCACGTCAATTAAGCGCAAAAACTGAATCGCTGGAATATTGTAACAATAGCGCGGAACAGCAAGGAATAATTGGAGTATATTTGGATTAAAACCGATGTCGTTCCGTGCAATTCCTCTATGGTTGCTAACAAATTACTATCATGTTATCAGTTTGCGCATCACGCTGTTGTACACGCGCTCGTTTACGATTTTCAAACTGTCCATCAGCTCGTCCATGATCCCCCATGCCTTGTCCGGCGGGACATCTGCCACCGCGCGCAGGAAGTCGCTGTCGCCGTATGTTTCGACGCTAACCGGCGCGGGTGCTGCGGAGTATGCCATTGGCAAAGCCCTCTCCCTGCTGCTGCTTTGCTGGTCACGGATGGCATACAGCACGGCAAGGCGCTCATAGTTTGTCCAACTCGATTCCTCTGTTTCAAGGCGAGCTATCCAGCGATTGACCTCATTCTCGTCGACCATAGGGGCGCACCCACTTTAGCCCTCAATCGTGTCCATGCAGCGCTGGATGGCTCTGCGGATGCTTTCGTCGTCGGCGTTGTCCAGCATTTCCTGCAACTGGCGTTTCATGTTGTCGATACCACCATCACGGGAATAGTGGCCGCGCACATAATGCGTGCCGCGTCTCGCATTGGACATATCACGGTCATAAGCGCCGCGCATACCAGACTGCCAGTCTCCGTCGCGGGAATAGCGGCGAGAATAGTCTTCATCGCGGGAATAGCCGTCGTCCTCCAACATCTCAATCTTATCGATGTTCTTGATGGTGTCCGTCAGCTTGTGCGCAATTTCGAGATCGCACGCGCCAAGCTCGCCCTTACGTGCCAGCTCGTCGAGTTCGTTGCACAGCATATTGCGCAGATCATACATTGCTTTCTTGCTCATGTCCATTCTCCTTTCACGCGATTCTCTCAACCGTCAGATTCGAGTTGGCGAAGTTGACGGCCTGAGTGCTGGTGTTTTCCATTGCGACCGTCAGGTAGCAGCCTTTCGGGACGCAGACCTGTGCGGAAACATAAATGTTAAAGTAATTTTCTACCGCCGCAGGCGTGACGGTAGCTGTTGCGCTGGTCAACGGCTCTCCGTTAATGGCAAGCGCCGCCGTGATGGCCTCAACCGTGCCTCCGGTAGGAATAGCGATGTTGCCGCCATAGGAGACCCGAAACAGAGCGCGGTTTTGATTGGTGAGGCCGCGCAGCGTGACAATGCCTGCGCCCTGGCGATGCAAGATACAGGGCTTGCTATTGACCGCCGTTTCGGTCAAGGGAACGTTCTGCCCAGCGGCTACGCTCACAATATTTGCATTTGTGTACTCTGCCAAAATAATCAGTCCTTTCTAAAGGGGTCGATTTCGACCCGGTTAAAATACAGCGGCAGGGCTATTGCCCCGCCGCGTTGTTTCCAGTGTCGGCACGGGGCCGACCATCTCGGTAACGTCACCGATATGGTGCCCGAGAAGCTATGCTATGCAGTTGTCAGCAGCCGCAACCGGCAAACTGGTTGCAGCAATAGGGGTTCTGCACCGTGTAGGCCGGAATGGGGGAGGGCCGCAGCTGCGAGACCAGATAGCTGTTCTGCGCCGCCTGGCTTGCCGCCAGCTTCAAGCCTTGGTTCTCGGCCTGAAGGTCAGAGAGCTTGCTCTGCGTCAGGAAGTCGAGGATCGCGCGGCTGTTCTGGTTGTTCGCGTCAATGATGTCGCGCGTGGCGTTCTGCACGGTGTTGCGCGTGTCGCACGCCTGCGTCGCCATGTCATAGCGCACCTGCGCGATAGCCGCGCGATTCTCGCAGCAGCAATTAGCAGCCTGCATCTGCATGGCGTTGAGCTGCTGCATGAGAGCCGCCTGCTGGTTGCTACGGGACAGCTCGGCCTGTGCAAAGCCGTTTGCCATCGCCATGTTGGTGCCGTTGACAAGCTGCGCCTGCTGGTAAAATCCGTCGCAAAGGCCCTGATTTACGCTGTCAATCTTGCGCTCGACATTGGCAAAATCAGAGGTCAGCACATAGCCGTCGACCACGCCGCCGGAATTGCCGTTGTTTCCCCAGCCGTTGCCGCCCCAGCCGCAGAACACAAAGAGGAAAAGAATGATGATCCACCACGCGCCATCGCCGCCAAAGCCGCCAAAGCCGCTGTTCATCATGCCGGTTGGCGCAACAGGCATAGTGGCCTGAACGCCGCCGTCAGAAAGAGACATAGTATCACTCCTTTGAAAAATTTTTATTTATCAAATCGTGGCCACGATGTTGATTTATGTTGATGATTACTGTATCAGGCTTTGAAACTGCTTTGCCATCTGCTGTAGCTGGTTGAGCTGCTGCTGGTTCAGCCTACCGCTCTGCAAAAGCTTTTCAATCTCCGCTTTGGGGTCGCCCTTGAAGTTCGCCTTGAACTGCTGGAACTGCTGCATCATGCGCTGGAACTGGCCTACCGGCCCCGGCATCTGCCCGCCGCCGAGCGCACCGAAAAAGGGGTTATTCATCGTCATCGTCCTCCTTGCGCTTCTTCTTGCCCTTTAATTCGCCCACAAGAGCCGCCAGCGCGTCAAACTCCTTGCGGGTGACAAATTCCACGCCCTTTTCCTGCGGCGCTGTACGGGGCGTTTCTGCGCGTTCTACAAGGTCATAAATCTTTAGCGTCGGCTTGCCGCTTGCATCCGCCTGCTTGAGATACACAGTCGGCGCGGTAGAATCCCACAGCGCCACAGCGGAGTTCGGCGCGATGAGATACCCTCTCGCCTCCTGCTCGCCGCTTACCCACTGCACGCCGCCCTGTGCAATGGGGTTCTGTTGCACTGGCTGCGACATAGGCTGCTGCATGGGCTGCATCTGTGGCTGCTGCATCTGCCGCATCTGCATGAGGTTGTCCGGCATTGGCTGCGGATAATAGGGATTGAAATAGGGATATGCCATGTTCATTCCTCCGTTTCTTTGACCCAATAATAAAGCGGGATTTCGTTCTCGCTGTTCCAGCTGTCGTAAATTACACCATCCTGCACGCAGACCACATGACCAGAAAGCGCGAGAATATACGTCCCGCGCGGGTGCTCATCAGCAAATCTGCCGACCGTGTAGCAGTCCGGGCAAGTGTCCGGCATGATATAGCGCCGATAGCCGAGCGACCGCAGATATGCGCCCCAACAGGCGTTTGCATTGGGCAAGTCGCCGTCCAAGTATCCCTGTATGCACAGAGACAAATAAACTTCGCCCCAGTCCTTCCCCGTCGCCTTGCAGATCGCGCGCACGGTGCAGTCGCTGACGTTGCGCCCGTTTGGATTCGGGTTGAAATAGCTATACATGGAAAAGCTCCGCGAAATAGACGTAAGTGCGCAGCTCGTCAGGGTCAGGAAAAAGCGCGAGAATGTCCATCGCCATCTGCTCGGTAAATCCCAAAGCTAAAAGTCGGTCGTACATCGCGCGCACCTCCTTTTGTTGCCCCTATCGTACCGCGATTTTGCCGCGGGAAATTGCCCGCAAAATGCCCGCGTTTTGCCCTCAAAAATTTCTTCAAAACTCTGTGATTTTTTCTTGACAATATGCTAATATTAGCGTATAATAAGCATGTAAACAAGAGAGGGGAACACCCCGGGAGGAAACAAAAATGAAGTACACTTACAGTATCTACGAGGATAACGCCGGTCGTTTGCACCTCGCTGTCATGGACGAAAACGGCTCCTGCATCTACTACCTCTGCGACGCGGACCGTGCTCTGGTCGTTGAGACGCTGGACGCGCTCAAGGCCGGCGGCGACCCCATCGCCGACGGCTGGGAGGGCGGCGAGCCGGACCCCGTAACCTGCTACGAGGAAATTAACAACATTGTCGACGCCCGCAACGGCGGCGCGACTATGCTCGATCTATAAAACTTACAGGAGGAGGAACATCATGAACGAATACAGATATGAAGAACTCCGCGAGGCGGCCATAAAGAACCCCACCGACGAAAATCTCGCCGCTCTCGGCGAATGGCTCCAGCAGTACGGCGACCGCTACTGGAACGGTGAGGAATGGGACATCGACGGGGGCCGCCGCCTCCGTCCTGTGTATGGGCAGGAGCCGGATGAATACGGTAATTTCCCTCTCGTGGGCTACGATCTCCTCTAAAGAAGGTGACTACGATATGAGACGAAAATACAACGACTGCCAGCGCGAAGACGGGGACTGCACCGCCTGCTCGCTGGTCAATTACGGGCGAGACTGCCATAACCGCCCGATCACCAAGCTGGAGTGGTCGCGCCGCATGGCAGACATGACTCAGTCCGAGCTTGCCAAGAAGTCCGGCGTCAATATCCGCCAGATCCAGCGCGTGGAGCTGGGGGAGGCGGAGGCGGGCAATCTGACCGCCAAAAACCTGCTTGCCATCGCCGACGCGCTGGGCGTAGATGCAAAATTTTTGTTATAACGCGGCAAAGGAGACTGTGTATGCGGACTAAAAAATGTATCACCTGCGGCAAGATTTTTTCCACCGATCGCGCAGAGCAGGCGAAGTGCGATGACTGCCTTGCCGCATCCCGGTCGACCACCCTGCGCACGCGAACCTGCCACACCTGCGGGGCCAACTTCATCGGAGGGCCCCGAGCCAGCTACTGCCCAACCTGTCGGGCAGAGCGGCAGAAGGCCCGGAAGCAAAAGTACCGGTCCACCGGTTTTTCCCGGCATCTGGGAGATATCGATAACTGCGTGATCTGCGGTGGAGAGTATGTCATCCAATCCGGATTGCAAAAGTATTGTCCAAAATGCGCCCCGGATGCCGTCCGCGAAATCGACCGCGCGCAGTCAAAAAGCTGGAACGCCGAACACGATTACTACATAAAACGCCGCGAAAAATCCCGCAGCGGCGTAAAGGTCTGTGTTGTCTGTGGCTGGGAGATAGTCCCCGGCACCCCCACCGTTACCTGCTCCCCTGAGTGCGCCGCAGCCCATCGAAAAGAGGTCCAGCATCGCGCGGACGCCAAGCGCCGGAGCGGGACGGAATCAAAGCAAAGCGAAGTCAAAAAAGAGAGCACCGACTGATTAGTCGGTGCTCTCTTTCTGCCCGTCGGCAAGCTTGCGGTAAGCCCGGCGGCGCAGCTTGGCGAGGCCGTCCACGCTCATGTGGAGCTGAGCGGCGACCTGCACGAGGGAATGCCCTCGCACGTCACACTCGATGAGGCATGCCATCTCATCGGGCGGCAGGTCATAGGCTTGGATGTATGCTATAGCCCTGCGCGGGGCCATAGAGGATAGTTGCGCGCGGATCGCTCGGTGCTGCTTGTCCATGCTGTGCACCGGGGCTTGCAGAGCGCTCACGCGAGGGGAGACGTTGCAGGTCTCCCGCCCGTTTCCCTTTCCGTGCCCGATTCGGGCACATTTATTTCATCGTTGCGAGTTTGCGAATTAAGTCATCACCGTACTTGTACGCCGCGAGGTAGTCCATCGTCTTGTCTTCCAGCCCCGCGCGCTTTTTGAGCACCTCGCGGTAACTCGCCTCATACTTCGGGCGGTATGCGCCCAGCACGAGCGACAGCTTGCGCTTGCGGCGATACACCCCGTCGCCGTTGCTCTGGCTGCCGGTGTTGCCGTTGGAGGTATTGCCCTCGATGGCGATCACGTACTGCCCACTCACGCTCTCGCAGATGCCGCAATGGTCGGTCTTGACCTTCGTGTTGGGGAAGTCATAGATGAGCACGTCGCCCGGCTGATAACCGGACGTGACCCACTGCCCGTGAGCCTTGGCGTAGTTCATCAGCTCGCCGCAGCTTGCGGTCTTCCCGCCGCCGTAAAAGAGCCGCTTATCCACCTGCTGGAAGCACCACCACACGAACTGCATACACCAGTACACGCCGTCCATGCCGTAGGCTTTGCCGTACTTCTGTCGGTTGCCCGGCTGCTCCACCGTGCCGATCTCTTTTTTAGCGACGGTAAGAATGTCTTCTGCTCTCGCCATGCCTCACGCCCCCTTGTCGATGGCGTCCTGTGCCTTCTGCGACTGCGTGCCGAAGTAGAACGCGATGATGACCGCATAGATCGTCATGAAGTCCTGCGAGATGTTGCCCGTCACCGCCATGTACGCGAAAACGCCCGTCAGCACCAGCGTCACGATGCTCTTGACGCTCATGAGGTTTGCGATACGCTTGATGATTCTTTCATTCATGTTATTCGTCCTTTCCCTTGATTTTGATTCTCGCCAGCAGTGCCAGTTCTGCCGTCCATGCCGCGAACCACGCGACGGTCAGACTGTCCGGCACTACCTTGTCATGCGCGGTCAATACGAGCACCGCAATGCAGTACCAGCAGAGGTTGAGCACTGCCGCAATGACGTACTTGTCCCGCTTTCTCAGCTTCTTCATAATGCAACCCCCGACAGCAGCCACGCGATAAACGCGCCCGCCAGCGCCGCGAGAGCCTTGTCGACCAGACTGTCCCAGCGTTTCCCCGCCTTGCCCGTGATGGCTTTCACGTCCTCTTTGATCTCCTTGACATCGCCCTCGACGGTCTCCTGCTTGGTCGCCAGCACCTCGACCGAAGTCGCCAGCCTGTCAAGTGCCGTTTGATGCTCCTGAAGCTCGTTGATTCGATGCGTATTGCTCTTGCACCGACTTTCGATCAGCGCGATCTCTGCGTCATCGTAGTGCTTTGCATTATCCATATCCCGCTCCCTTTCTGCGGCCTTAGACCGCCGTGAAATACTGTCCCACGAGCTCGTGCGGCAGATACTGTAGGACGATCTTCCCGCCCGCGGCCTCTCCCATGCGCTCGCACAGGTACAGCTTAGTATCCTCAGGGTCTTTGTAGTAAAGACCGTAAGTGTACTCCATACCACGAGCAGCCGGAATCGGGTCATCTTGGGTACCAGCATGCTCGAGGTCAATGATAGTCCACATTGCAGGAGTGCTGTGCGGAGGCCAGTCGGCCTGAGTAGTGTGACCGTGACCATCGTTGACGCGATATACGTGCAAAACGCCGTCATTGTCAGTGTCACTCATGCGGTCCCCCGAGGCAACCACCTCACCGATGTGGTCTGCCCACCGCGCAACCAACTCAGGAGACTTCGCTGCCTCTGCATCCGTAAAGGACTTTGCAGCCTGTTCAATCATCGGGCGCAGTGCCACGGCTCGTCGCGGGGTGATAGTCTGACCGACCAGCGCCGTTACGGTCGCCTCTGAAAGCTCGGATTCCGTGGGCTTGCCCATCTTAATGCTGACGGTGCCGTCGCGGTGGTCAGTTATGTCGCCAGCGATGCTGTAGGCGCTGTTGTCGTACTCGTTGACGACCTCTTTGGTCTCGCCCGTGGGCTTGCCCTGCTCGTCCAGCACGTCCACCGTGTCGCGCTGGATGATGCTCCACGGGGTATTGTCGGGCAACAGTGCCGCTACGGCGTCGTAGGACATGGTCAGATAGATGGTTTTGGTATCACGGCCGTTCCAGTTGCGGTCAACAAGGTTGCCGTTGACCGTAGCGGGATATTCCGTGTTGTTGACTTTTACGTAGATACTCATGTGCTGCTCCTTTCTTATTGCGGCGTGGCGTTGGCTTGCAGCCACGCCAAGAGATCACCGGTGGGTAATTCATCAAAAGTGATGGTGCGGTATACCTCCCCCCGCCAGCCGTTTCGGTAGGCGAGGTCCCTGGTCTCGCTAAACTTTCTATAGTAGATTAAAGTTCTTACACCGTAAGTGTCGTCGTAGTCTCGGATAAGATGGTCGTAGGTAAAGCCATAATAGCCAGACACAAAGCTGACAGCAATCCCGCTACTATACCCCCAGAATTTGTCTGGCTGCGACGTTATATCAATGGTTTCGTTGAAGTACCACGTCAAGCTCACATCCGGCTCAAAGTTGATGTCATACCCCGTCCCGTTGATGAGCGTCCTGCCTTTCTTGATGTTGTACACCGTGCCGTTGACGAGGCACTTCCCGTCCTTAACGTCGTAAGCAGTGCCGTTGACGAGGCACTTGTGCGTAGCGGGCGGGGGTGGCGTGACATTGCCGGAGCTGTCTACTTCCATGTCGAGCGGGAGAATAAGCGCGGGGCGGATGCCAGCTGAGTTGGATGCAGAGGTGACGCTGTAACTGCCATCTGAGAAGACGAACCACACGTAGCTGGCGTCGCCGGTGTTCGGAGAGCGGAGCCACCAGCTGAAGGACGTTCCATTGAAGTTTGCGATGCGCTTGGAGTTGCCGACGGCGCTTGCGGCGAAGTAGTCCAGCTTCACGCCATCCACCGGGAAGTAGCTGCTGTCGCTGGTCGTCCAGCCGACTTCGTAACCCGATAGCAGAAAAATCTTCGCGGACAGGCCATTTGCGCTGCTCTGATCCGAACCGCCGGGGCCGCCGTTCTTGCGATACGGGAGCTTGACCTGCTTGATTGCGTCCCTAATGCTGCTCTCAAACAGGTTGAGGAACGTTCCATTCAGATAGCTGTGGATGGTACTGTTCTCCAGATTGTTCACATTCGAACTGTGCCACTGTCGGTTCTCGTAGATGTCCTTCATCAGCAGCCAAGTGCCGTTGCAGCTGCTGTCGTACAGACTGCTCGGCTTGCCTTGATGCACGACAAGGAATTCTTTCCGCACGCCGCCGACGTTGAGGTACACGGACGAGCCGACCGCCAGTGTGCTGATCGCTTTGTTCGCCATGTTACCTCCTTAGCCATACACCCAGTTGATAGCGTAGTTCTCGGTGGGCGTGGTCTCCGTGCTCACGAGCGTTTGCTTGACGATGTTGCCGCTTGCGATGTAGTCGCTTCCGCGCGTCGCCGCCACCAGCCCGCCCGAGCCATCTCCCTTGAGGATGTTGGTCGTAGATGGAACTGTCGGTACACTCACCGTGACCGCGCCCGTCTTACCATTGACCGACGTGACCGGCGCGCTCTGCAAAGCGCTGTCAGCCTTGCCCAAACTCGTCTGCACGTCGCTTGCAAGGTCGGATTTGGCGACCGTGGACTTAAAAGCCAGACTGCCGAGGTCGCTGAACCACTTTGCAATTTTGCCGAACAGCACGGAGAGCTTTTCGCCCGTCGCAACGTTTGCGCGGGTGGTTGCCGCCGTGAACGCCGCCGTGACGTTACTGCCGTTGCCGGTCTTGTCCAGCTTATTGGTGAGAGCCGAATACACGCCGCCAGACTGCACGGGGTTCGTGCTGCCCTGCGTAGGCGTTGCGTCGGTAGTTACCTTGACGTCCTTGATAGCATTATCAATGTATGCAAAGATGTCCTGGTGCTTGTTTTGAGGGTCATACACTGAGGCCAGCATGTCACCCGTACCAGCACCAGAAGCGCCACGGCAATAGCCTGCGTCATAGCTCGTGCCGTTCGACAGCGTCACGATAAGGTGATAGTCGCTCTGCCGGATGGTGATGCCAGTAATCGTGGGAGCATCTGCGCCGGGATTGCCCTGTGGACCAATTTCACCCTGAATACCCTGCTTACCCTGTTCACCCTGAATACCCTGCTTACCCTGTTCACCCTTGTCGCCTTTTTCGAGCACAAGGTTAAGCACCTGATTCGGAGCTTCGCCGGTAATGGTCGCGCTCGCCACCTTCCCGGACGTGACCGAGCCGATGGTCAGCACGTTTGCGGGGCCGGTCGCGCCAGTCGCGCCGGTGTCGCCCTTGCTGCCCTGCGGGATGCCAAGCGCCAGCGTACCAGTCGACTTGTCGTAAGTTGCCGTTGCCGAGCTTCCAGCGGGTAGCGTTGTCACCGTGACCGATACGACGCTCAGCGTGACGAAGTTCAGCAGCGTTTCGCCTTTCAGCTTTTTCGCTGTGCCGCTCTGCTGCAAAACAAAAAGATCTTCATTGGTGATTTGTAGCGCTTGCGTAAGGTCGTCGATTCTTTTATCAGCCATCAGTTACCTCGCTTTCCTTCTTGAGCTTCGTCTTGCCCTCTTTGGCGGGCGGCTCTGCGGGGACGTGCGCCGCTTGCTGGTCAAGCCGCTCGAGGATCGCATATGCCTGCCTTAACTCTCCCTTGACCTTTGTCATCTTCTCCGCGTCGTTCGCGGAGATCATCACTAAGGACAGCGTACTAAACGCGCTGTCAAGGATCTGCATTGCCTGCTTTTTCATAGGTCCTCCTTATCCCGACTCCCACCAAGAGTCGGTGTAGATTTCTGCGTTGTAGGGTCTCCACATGTCCGTGTAGATGTACGGCGTATACGCTCGCCACATATCCGTGTAGATGTACACAGCGCCGCCCGAAGTGCCGCCGCCCTCTGTGGTAAACGATCCGCTGTCGGAATAGCTGGTCTCCACCCATTGATTGAGGTTGGTGTCCCAATAGCAGAGCACTGCCTCCCAATCGTAGGTTTTGCCGGGGGTAAGTCCGTCGAACGAATCCGTAAACGTGTTGTTCGCGCCGGAATCCTCGTTCGAGGTCAAGTAATACCCGTACCCCAGAATGCCGGTCACGTAGATCGCACGCGCTCGGTCGTGGTAGCTGTCTCCGTAAAACGTGCCGTTGAGGACGGCTGTCGTCGACCCCGTCGCTGTAACGCTGACGCTAAAACTTGCCATGCGTCACCTCACTGACGAAGGAAAAACAGTTTCCCCCAGTTACCGGCCGGTAAGATATTTCCGTACATCTGGCTACCGATATACAGCTCGCCGCCGCCGAGCGACACAATGTTGTTGGACAGCGTGATAAATCCACCGTAGGGACCGCTGGCTTTTAGGTATACGTTAGTCGCCGATTCCAGCTTGATACCGCCATAGAGGGTTTTGATGCCGATACCGTAGTCAACGTTCGTCTCGACGAGCGAAAGTTCGCCCACTTTGGTATTGCTGTTTGCCAGGAGTTCCACCGTCTGGCCGCGCAGCTTCTGCGCTGTGATAGAAGTGCTGTCAATGTACGTTGCGATCGCACTATTGACCTCGTTTGCGTTCAGGCCCGCGTTGTTGTCGACGTAGGTCTTCGTAGCATAATTCGAGCCGTCCTTGAGATCGCCGACGCGGATGCTGCCGGTCTGGATTTGGTCGGCTGTCAGCGTACCCTTGATATTCGCCGCATCGACGTACAGATTATCCGTCTTGATGCTGCTGCCGTTGATCTTGGTCGTGCCGCTCGCGTCCGTCACCGTCAGGCCGTCCAGCGTGGTTTTGACCTCAGTGTACTTGCCGTCGATGCCCTCGACCTTGAGCATGATCTCCTCGCTGGTCTTGGTGATCGTTGTTCGTGTCTCGGCAATCTTACGGTTGAATTCCTGTGTGATGTACCCCTCAGCCGGATATTCGTCTTCCATCTCCGCTTCTCCGGGGGAAGAAATGCCCGCATATCCGCGGCCATCATCAGAGAGTTTAGACAGCGGCGAATAAATGCCACCAACCGTCACGCCGTCGCCCAGCTCTGCCGCTGGATCGATGTTTGCTGCGCCTGCTTCGTACGCCTGATACTGGTAGCCTTTCATGGTTTGCAGTAAAGCATTTACCATTGGCTGCGTGGCGTGAGGGCAACTTGCAATGACCTCCATTCCGGTATCGTCGCCCGCCGTCAGGCTATTTTCGTCGTCCACAAGCAACGTCACACGGGAAATAGGCTTATACTTGCCATTGTCGGAAAAGCTTGTAATGTCGCCGCCGACGTAATATTTATCAGACAAGAATCCTCACCCCTCCAAACGTAATAGCGTTGCCCGATTCTGTAATGAGATAATTTGTCTCGGTAGGCATGGACAACAGAGGAATAAGCAATAGTTTCCCTGCATCGGTGATAATCCAGTTCCCGCCGTGCGCCGCTGCGATAAAACATAGTTCACTACGGATGGTGTAATCATTTGCGGGATAGTCGATTGTGTACGAGCTATTAAGCGCTGTACGGCTGTCCAGCTCCACGCCCATTAACTGGCAAAAGATATTTACAGCGTCAGGCATAGTCATCGGGAATTTAAGCGACTGGTCCGGCTCCCATACAACGTCAGCCTTTCTCATAGCGTCGTATGCTTCGAGTTCCCAGTAATCACCATCGAAGGAACGGCGGTTGGTAAAAAACACGCCTTTTGGGATCCAGTCTGTCGCCTGACTGCCATTAACAAGCCTGAGATACCGCTTGATCGTAGCGGCGCGCGGTACGTTGTCCGCATACAGTGCCAGTTTTAATGTTGCGCAGCAGGCGTTTCCGATGCCGAATTCTTCAAATAACTGCGATTCGACAGAATGCGACACTTCTGCGTCTTTGCCATATTCCGTGCCCGCAACGTCAAATTTGTACTCTCGTTCTGTGCCGGGCTTGTGGAGCAGCTCGCGCCACAGCGCACTTGTCGTCTGCCCCATGTTACACCTCGATCAGGTTAAACGCCGCGCCACCCCACACCTCATTGTCGTCCGCCGCTTCTTCGAGCGTGCATTCCATAGACGAGCAGTAAAACGTGCTGGTTCTGACGCCATGCAGATCGAGATACTTGGCCGTGAACGTTGTCTCATTAAGGTCATCATCGAGCTTTGCCAGCTTATCGCGAGGCATAGAGCGCGTTGTATAGTTCAGTTTCCGCTTGCTGGTAATCTTGTCACGGCGCATTTTCCCGTCTTTTGTGCGGGTGGTCTTATCGCTGTCGAGGTCGTTGCGGCTCCACCCATAACCCTTTGTGGCGATAAAATCGGAGTAGTCCGTGCCGTTGATAATAAGGACTTCCATGTCAACCCCCTCCCCTTAGTACAGCAGCACGGGCTTACCCGCCGCGCGCGTCATGTTGTTGATGTTCTTCACGGTGCTGCGTGCGATCTCCTTGCCGTCGAGCTGCACCACGACCGTGGTTGTGCCGCCGCCCGATTCCGCCATAGCCTGCTTAAATGCTTCGACCATCGTTGCAAGCGGCGTTTCGATGTTCGTCCCGCTCTTCTGGTCGCCCAGCACGGCAAGAAATTCCTTGTTAGGGGGAATTACTGCACCGCGAGCCAATGCAGGAGCGGAGACACGGCTAATCGAAGGAGCGCGAGAAGGACTTCCAAAGCCGCCACTTCTGGCTCCAAATCCTCCGCTTCGGCCAGAATTCGATTTTGCAATAGAATTCTGCGCTTCAACAAATTTTTTCCCAAACCAGCTAATGGCATTAGCCACCCACGTTTTTACGCTCTCCCATGCGGCTTTTAAGCCGGACAAAAGGCCGTCAATAATCCTTCGACCTAACGCTTTCCAGTAATCAGCAGTAAAAAACTTCGAAACGCTGGTATTCCACCACTGTTTAATGTTCTGCCACATTTCTTTAAGCTTGGTAAGAAGTGCACTCCAATCCAGATCAGATGCAGCGGCAATAACCGCGCCGCCAGCAATCATCATCCCAATGCCAAGTGGAAGATTTGCGCCGGAGAAACACAGAACCGCACCGATAGCGATAAGCGAGACGCCAATCGAACCCATAAGAGATTTGATTGCGGCTTTTGTCTTTTCGGAGGCTGTGTTCCAGTTCATGGCGACCGACGCCGCAATAGATGCTGCACCCGCAATCATTAACCCAATACCGAGAGGTAAGTTTGCTCCCGAAAAGCAAAGCACTGCGCCGATGGCAAGCAAGGTCATTCCGAGCGCCATCATTAAGGCCGACAATGTATTTTTTGTTTTGTCGTTTACTGCATTCCAGTTCAAGGCGACTGCCGTTCCCAGCATAGCCGCGCCTGCCAGCATAAGCCCAATGCCGAGGGGGATGTTTGCGCCAGATAAACACAAAATTGCACCAATGGCGAGGGCAAAAAGGCCCAGCACCGAAAGCACATTTGTCAGTGCAGCTCTAAGGCGGTCAGACATTGCGTTCCAGTTTTCTTTAATAAGTGTAACAAGCCCAATCGCGCCCGCCGCCATAAGTGCGATTCCGAGGGGGATATTTGCGCCGGAAAAACACAGAATTGCGCCAAGAGCTAAAAGCGCGCCGCTAAGGTATGCCGTAAGCTCGTCGATCTTTGCTTTGTACTCGTCGGTCGTAAACTGTTCAAACACGGGAGAAAGCCGATCTGCAAGCGCAGCCGCAGCGCCGCCACCGCCACTTGAACTCGACAGAGTGTTGATCTCATCAAAACTTGCAAGATTCCCTTTTGCTTCTTTTGCCGCCGAACCGACGCTACCGATAGCATCTGCTTCTTTATAAAGTCCTTTTGCCGCCGCTTCTGATTTTTTTGCCGTTGTTCCAAAAAGCATCGATACAATGTTTGCAATAACGCTGATAACCTTTGTAAGGATGTTCACAAGCGCTGTAAAGGCGGGAACAATTACACTTAATAGCGGTTGTGCCAAAGTGAGCAACGCGCCCTTTAAGCGTCCAATAGCTTTTGCGGCTTCGTCATTTACTTGGATGACTTTCCAGACATAATCACGAACAACGGATAATGCCATTGTAATAAGAGTAAACACAAACGCCCTGAGAGCGAGCTTCTTTACTCGGTTAACGAAGCGGGACATGTATTCGTCGGCTTTTTTAGTCGCCTCACCCATCCCGAAAACACCGTTTTTTGTGCTGGAGATTTTTTCGGAAAGCTCCCCCGCTTTTGTCTTCATCTTATCGAGATTTGCCGTATCGGACTGGATTGAAGCGTCCATCTTCTCAACTTTAGCTGTAACGGCGTCATACTCTTTTTGCAAAGATTTCACAGTGCTTTCCTGTGCCTTGATGGAATCCGCCGTAAAAAACTCTTTGCCGCTGTGCATTGAATCAAGCGTCGCTTTTGCCGCATCGAGATTTGCCGCGATTTCTGCCGACTGCTTTGCCAGCGGCATTTTGTCTTGCTGTTTCTGGTAAATTTTATCGTTAAGCGTGTCGATTTTTTTAACCAGTTTATTCAGTTCTTTTTGAGCGTCTTTGTCGTCCAGATCCACGCTGAAAACTACCGAACCGTCCGCTGCCATAAAATCACCACCTTGCTTTTAGTTTTTTGCTGTGATATGGTAAAAGAACCGTATTTAATGGGAGGGAAATAGAATGAAAGCATTGAAAAGAACCTTGTTATTCCTTGTTGTCTTCTTTGCATCGTTTCTTTTGATCCTAATTGTAGGAGTTGCTACAACGCCAGAAGGCCAAGAAACTATGCCAGTATGGGTTGGCGTTGCCCTTCTAACAATACCTATCCCATTAGGGATTCTGGCCGTTAATAAAGCCGTACCGCAGACTTATGACGAAAAGATTAAAATCCAAACAGTAAAGTGCAAGCTACAACTTGTCGGCGGGCTTGACCTTGCAGCAGGGTCTATCTGCTCCGCCATGTGCTCCCCAGAATCTATTTCATTTTCAGCGAGCGGACAAACATTTACGCTTTCGCCAGAAAAGCTAATCGATGTGTCTGTTATGACACCGCAGGATATCCAGACCCAATACGTTTCAAGCGTCGGCGGCGCAATCGCGGGCGGTATTTTACTTGGCCCAATCGGCGCGGCGCTTGGAGGGTCAGCACAGAAGAAGAAAACGAAAATTGTCCGTCAGTACCTTATCTTTGCATATCAGGCTGATTCAGAAGTTAAATACATTGTATTTGACGTGACCTCTGCACCTCAGAACGGGAAGAAAATCAGCAAAATTTATGCGTACTTAAAGAAAAATGAAAACAAACAAGTCTCTCTTTAATTTCAACCGGCTCATTCGTGAGCCGGTTCTTTTTTCCCCAACCATGCACTAAGCGTATCCGCTTCTTCTTTCGAGACCTTTTTCGGGATATCGACCACATCTTTATTGCGTCGGTAAAATTCTCGGTCTGACTTGTCTAAGGGTTTTCCTTTCGCCTTTAGTTCTCGAATGCGGATGACTTGCGCAAAGAAGCAATCGCCAATTTCCATATAAGCAGACAAGAAAGTAAACCAGTGCGTACCGCCAGTGTTGGTATCTGGATCGTATTCGCTTTCGCGAATCTCTTTCCCAAGCACTCGGTTGACAGGGGAAACGATAAACTGAAAATCTTTCGCCCAATCAATGATCTCCGGCTCTTTCTTTTTATCATCAGGGTATTGCCCACCGTTGATAAACCAAAACAGCTGTTTGATCGCTTCGTCGTAGTCGGGAATTGAATCAAAGTCAACAAAGAAAAGACGAAGGGCGGTATAAGCTCGTTCTTCGTCGCTGAGTTCTTCATCGTCCAGAACCTCGAATATCGTCAGTATCACTCGAAAGTCATACCGAACGGCAAAGCTCTGCCCGCTGATCTCTACGCTTTTAGGAAGTCCGTAACTCATACCGCCCTCCGATTAATGCTTCTGCACTTTGTCGATGTACTTTTTGATCCTCGGATTCGTGAATTTCTGCTCACGCGAGAACGTACTGTCGATCTCATCCATAATGGCGAGCATAAAGTTGCACCATACAGGAACGCCTTCCGCCAAGGCGTAAACATTCCTGTCGCCGAAAAGGTCGTCTGCAATGGGTGCATCAAAGACAGAATTGATAATGTCCCGCATTTCGCGGTCTCTCTCTCTGGCAAAAGCAAAAATCTGCTTTTTATCACCCATCTTTTCGATCTGCGCCTTATATCCATCCTGCTTTTTGTCAAGGTCTTCAAAAGCAAGATACAGTTTTTCGACAAAATTGCTGTCGGTAGGGTTGAATGACACTTGGCACTTCCCGTTTACGGTATAAGTTACAAGGCCGTCGTCAAAATTAAGTTCCCGCATGATGCCCTCCTATTTATTCGCCCTCGGTAAAAGTGACCGTGCTGCCGGAAATAGCGGCAGTGCCGATGGTGCGCGTGCCGCCGAGCGTCACGTCGATAGGCATACCGATAAAGCCGCCGCCCTCGCCGCCGAGGGAAGAGGGCTTGACCATACAGGACGAATAGCGCTCCGCAAATACTGCGGTCTTTGCCGTGCCTGCATAGGCGTGGACAATCAGCACGTCCTGATTCGCCAGCGCCGCCGCGTTCTGCTCCTTGACCGCGAGATTCCAAATCTTGACGATGGCAGGATCCCCAGCGTCCAGATCGGACGGGTCAAAGGTCTGCGTGATGATGGGTTTCTTCATGGTCGTGCGCGTCGTGCCAAGAATATCCTTCGAGGAATCCTCCTGCCAGTCATATTCCATGCTGGAATCTGTGACGCGCGTACCGAAGGGCGACCACGTGGGGGTTCCAGTTTCGCCCGTGTTGAGACACGCAATCAGAAGTTCGCGATCTACGGTCTGCCCCGCCGTGGTGTTAAAGGTCATATCAGCCATTTTTAATCACCTCGTAGTTCATTTTCATAAGGATTTGATGATCCTCGTCACCGTTTTCATACACGGCAAAAAGAGAGGATCGCGTTGTCGGCTCAATGCGAATGACGCGCCGTCCATCTCCAATGTCAGGCGGCGTTTCGTTTGCTGCCCAATCGCCCAAGGCGTTAAGCAGCTCGTCAGCTTTGAGCCGTTTGTCGTTGCTATTTCCCGGTTTCATTCGGTAGATGGCCTTGAATTGGTATTCCGCCTGATATCCGCCGAGAATGTATTTTTGTACGATGTATGCCGCCTGAATCGTAGACAGCGCCATTGCCGCAGTATCAGCGGGAAGAAATTCGAACCGAATCAAATCGACCGGCTTGTCAGGGAATGTGTTTAACCACGCAAGCAACTTTCGGGAAACTTGATCTTCTTCCGCTGCCGATACCGTCTTTTTAATCTGTTCCGTACTTCTTCACCGCCTTTTCTGCTACCCGCAACCACTTATCGAGGTTCTGTGCTTTCGATGCTTCGCACCAATGAGCTTGAGCTTGTGGGTGGTGCTCGTGATAAAACACCAAATCTCGGTCAGACGCATGGAGTTTTGAGCCTTTTGGAAATTTAATTTGCAAATTGCCATGCCTATCGACAAACTTCATTGGCCCATTCCCGTTTTCGTCGACCATAACTTTCCCGTAATAGAGATATCGAGCATAAGGCCCCGGATAAATGATCTCATTGCCAATAACCTTTGTGCGCTCATTTAATGAGCCTGTACGAAACGGCACAAAAGGCTGAGTGTCTTTCTCCATCTGCTCGGCTAAAACGTGCTCAGCGCGCGTACAAGCCTTTGCAATGGCAGTCCTTACAGCGTCCATCCCATCGGTATGCACGGAAAACTTGATGCCCATTACGCACCTCCGACCTCCCAGTGCTGCATATCGGGGCTACCGTAGTCCATAGCATCAACCTTGGTCACGTTGTAGCAATCGTCATGGCTCAGTATGACGGTCATGTCGTCCGAAACGAATTCGCCCTTTACAAAGCACGTCATGCCACCGTTTCCCTTGTATGAGAGCGTCCACAATCCAGATTTGTCCGCTGCTTTGAAAAACGATTGCGGGCCGATGTAAGTTTTCGGCTTACCTGTTACCCCGTCCACCGCTTCCACGGCGAACGGGATATACAGATTTACAGCGTCCGCGCTTTCAAGGCCGCTTTCGCGCACGTTCACGCCCTTCGACGCTTGCAACATCACGCCACGCAGGATTGTGGTATAGACCTTTTCGACCTCATCAAGCGTTGTCGGGTCGATCTCCTGCACGATGTTGTAAATCGTTACAGTGTGGGGGAACATGGACATGGCCCATACCCCCTCGCTTTTAGAAGTCCATACGGTGCAAGATACATCATGACCGCTTCGCGCTTTCTACTCTCGATAAGCTGCACATCCGTCGCAGACACATTTTTACTGTCAAAGCTGCGCGTCCACGCGCCTACCGTTTCGCTCGATACGGCGCGCTCAGTGTCCGTCGAGACCGCATTGAGTTTGTTGCTGTCTTGAATGATCTCAGCCAAAGCACACACAGCGTTTTTGACCGCATCCGCCGCATCGCCAAACGCATTCTTGGCTCGGCCCATCGTAACGTAATCTACATAAGCGGATGCTTTTACTGCAAGAGCCGGAAAGATATCTTCGGTCAGAGACCCACCCATGTAAACCGTTGCATAATAGATATAATCAGCGTACGCCATGCGCAGCCTCCTTTTCTGGCCCCTCCCCCACCGTCACGGCAAACCGTTCAGGCAGGGGAGGAGGTAACAGCTTACTTGCTCGTGTCAGACGCGATAAACAGGCCGTTCGGGTTGGGAACAACCGGGATGAACAGGCCGCTTGCCTTCGTCCAAACCGCAACGGGGTCAGGCGTAGCCCACTGGGTAACGGTAATGTACTGGTTGGCGCTCTTTTCGTTGTACTGGCCGTAATCAGCCTCTTCGGGAGTAACGCCCCACAGGCCTGCGCCGAAAGAAGCGGAAGTGCCGTTGGAGAGGAACGCGATCTTGTCATCGGGGAAGAAGCGCTTGGTGGTCTCCTTACCGCTCGAAGTCTGCGTCTTATAGCGCAGGTCGTTCGTGGTAATGGTGCCAAAGCCGAACATGGACATAAACAGCGCACTGAGGCGGTCGGTCGGAACATACGTACCGACGCCAATGCTGCCGTAGATCATCGTCTGGATGCCCTTGTTGGACGACAGCTTGCGCAGAATCTTGTTGGAAAGCACAACCTCGGTAAGAGTGTTGCCGCTGTCCGCTGCATCATCGACGATCGCGCGAAGCTGACCGATGATATCCGCATCAGCGCTCAGATCGAGCTTGTAGCCGATATTGCTGGCGGGAACGCCGTAGTCGACCGTCATGTTAAGGTTGTTTTCCTTGATGGTCATCTTGCCGGTGGCGAGGACTTCCATCTTGGCGACCTCGGTGCGAACCTTGACCGCATCGGCCATCAGACGCATATCGTCAAAGACATAGCGCACAACGGCGTCATCGGCGTACACGCCGTTTTCGGTCAGCAGGCGGACGCGCTCGGTCTGGTTGATCTTGCGCTTGATGAGCAGCTTTTCAACTTCGGTCTTGTCGAACACAGGGCGAGAGCCAATTTCAGCCTCAGTATCGAAAGCGTGGACAGTTGCCATCACAGGAATGGTCGCGCCCGCAGCAAGGCGGAGATACTCAGCCTTGATGTTCTCGGTCTTCTGGTCGGGGAAAATGCGGTCGCCGATGTAGGCAGGACGCGCAACAGAAAGGTTCTGCGAAAATTCCAGACGCTCAGCGTCAGAAATAAGATTCAGAATATCAGCCATAGATTTTTACCTCCTTACTTAGCCGTTTGCAGTCCAGACGGGATACAGGGTCACGTCACCGGTCATTTCGACCTCAGAGACCGCCGCGCCGCCCTTGCTGGTGCTCCAACCGGTCTGGGTGTTGTTGCTCTTGGTCAGCGGATAGCTGGTGGACACCTTTGCAACAGAGCCATCAAAATAGCTGTTGGAATCCACAGGGACATCGCCGGTACCGTCATTCTTGTCGTAAGTCACGGTATAACCACGAGTAACGGCGGGCGCATCAACAAAGACAATGCCCTTGCCCTCAAGCGCGGTTTTTGCTGCCGAAGCAATATTCAGGCCGTCAGAGAGGACGCGACCAGCCACGAGGACAGAACCGGGCATATTGCCGTTGGTCACGTCGACCGCTTCAAAGACGATACCTTCCGCACTGCTGTTGTTAGACGGGAAAACAGTGCCGGGGGCGACGGTCTTATAAATGCCATCCTGCACGCCAAGCGTCGCAGGAATTTCACGGGTCTTCAGCACGAGGCCGACTTCGCTTTCGAGAAAGTTCGGGCGCGCTGCGCCGGAAATGTTAGTCACAAAAGACATACGTTAAATTCACTCCTTCGTTGTAGTCTGCGCATACTGCGCATTAAACTGTTTTGCGAACATTGCGCCCTTGCCTTCGTTTGCGGGTGCGCCTCCGGTACCGACAGGCTTTGCAAAGCTTGGCGCGGGCTTGCCGGTCTGAAACGCGGACGGATCGGCTTCGGTCTGTGCCTTATGCCACTCTTCAAAGCCATCAAGCAAGCCATCTTTAAGCTCAAGATGTTTTTCTTTGAGGTCGGCAAAATAGGCCTTTTCCGCAGCTTTTGAGGAAAACTTGATACCCTTATCTGCAACAGCTTTTTTCATTGCATCGTCATAATCGCGGTCGGAAATCTGCGCTTTATAGTCGCCAGTATCCTTGTCGTACTTTTCCTGCAATTCTGAAAGCTGCTTCTTGAGGGTCTCCACCGTTTCGCCGGTTCCTTTTTCCTCGTACTTCTTGTTTTTTTCTACTTCCGCGTCCAGTTTGGCTTGGACAGTTGAAAGCGCCTTTGTGATTCGCCTGTCAAACTCCGCCTTATAGATGGGGTCAGCCAGTATTTCATCAAAAGTCATGATTTCGTCTGCCATTTTTATTCTCCTTTTATTTCCACAGCGTCATTCCCCGCTGCGTATTACAAAAAAGAGCCAAACAACACGCTTTCGCGTAATGTTTGGCTCAAATTGCCACTTCTTTTGCCTCGATTGGCAAACGGATATATTTAATTACAGTCGCTTTCTGTTTTTAATGCTTCCCTTTTTTGCCGCGTCGTATTGTTCTTCTGTCCATCCGTACGCCTTACAAAACAAGGGCTTTCCCTTTTCCATCGCAGCATTGTAGTCTTTAACAGAATAGGACTTTGCGCTAACAAGTTTAATGGACGCGGGATCAAGCAGAGGCTCTCCATCGCTACCCACTCCGGAAACCTTACCGGTTACTCGATATTGATACTTGAACGGGTACTTAGGGCTTTCCCAAACGGATACGCCATCTTCTTTTTCCCCCGTCATGTGGTTGGTGGACACGCGCATAGTCCCATTCTTGAGATATTCAATCTCTTTAGGGTTATCGGTTCCTCGGTAAAACTGCCCTTCCTTTTGATAGCCAGCAAGTCTAAGTGTCTCCGCTTCAATAATGCCGCTTATCTTGTAATATGTATCATTATTAAAGTCGTGGTCTCTTAAGACAATTCGGCCATCAGATAAAATTGCGTTTACATTTTCATCGGCAACGTATTTCCCATTAAGAAATCCGTTTGTCTTTGGGGCTTTGTACACTTCAAATTCTCCACTTTCATTTTTTGGGATTTGAAGCGTTTCACCGGTTTTTTCGCCAGTAAGTTTGTACTGGTCATCTTTTAATGCCTCGTAGCTTGTTCCGGTCGCCTTCCCCCAAACTCTGTGTTCGACGCCGTATTCAGCGCTTGCTTCAGCATCGACGGTTTGTTTTTTTGCGGTCGTTGTTAATTTCTTTTTAGAACTCCCAAACTTTCCGCTCTCGCGCATTGCATCCGTCAGGCTTTGCCCGTCTTTGATAAACACGCGGCGACCGCCGATCGTACGCCAAACGCCGCCTTCGTCTGCCATGCCAATCCACACTCCCTTATTGCAAAATAAAAAAAGAGCCAACCTGTAAGATATCCTTACAAGTTGGCTCTTCGTGCCACTTCCACGTGCTCGATTGCACTATGGGTGCTTATTTATTTATAATTATTTTACCACATCACCGTGCAAAATGGAAGAGAAATATTACTTTTTCAGCTCTTTTGCTTCGATAATTTGCGCTTTCACGCTTCCGTCTTTCATTTGCTTTAACTGCACGCGGAGCCCGGCGGCAAGGGCTTTTTCAATGGCGGATTTGAGCTTTTCATCTATCATACAGCACTTTCGTCCTTTCCCATTGAAGCGGCAACTTTGCCGCCTCGCTAAACGCCTTGTATTTAGAGTTCAGCCGCGTCAATTTTGCTTTTGCGGCGTGGTATTCATTCATCTGCCCGCTTGCTTTATACGCCGTTACAAACCTCTTCTGCTTGATGATTTGGCGCTCTACACGCCGCTGCATCTGCGTTGCCTCGTATGCGGTATAGGTCTTCTCGTCAAACGTGCATCCAAGCCCATCATCAATATAGGCAAGCTGTTCATCAGTGTATGTGCGTTCGCTTACGCCCTCAACCCAAACATTACGCCTGTGTCGGCAGTTAGACCCCTCAAGTCCATCAACGGCCCCAAGCCCGCACACATCGTAGATGCTCGGGTAAATGTCATTTGCGCGAATACTGTAAACCTTGCCTTGCCAGTCCTTATGGCTTGACCACGGTGACGGCCCCGGCTTATCTCTCGCGCCAGCATGGGCGGAAACTTCAAAATACGGAGTTTCGAGATATTGCGCCGACTGCTTCGTATATTTAGCGCAAATTTGATTTACGCCAGTCATTACTGCTCTGCGCACCGCCACATCGATCTGATCTCGATGCCCGCTCTCATAGTCAACGACCTTCAAGCCGCTGTCTGCAAGCTGCTTTACTGCCGTCTTGATGGCTTGATTATAGTTGATCGCGCTGCTCTGTATTCCCATTGCAGCGTTATCAAGCGCCCATTGGTATGCTTTGGCAGGCGGCAGCATTGTGCGCCCAGCGTCCACTAAAAAGCCCATTGATGCGGTTAGATTGCGGAATGTATCAAGCGTCTGCGCCCTGATTGCCGCAACTTCCGCAGCGTCAACCAGCGTTTCAGGCTGCGTGATGTGCGCAAGGTCAATCAACTCGGTGTAATACTTCTGGTTGCGCTCTACCACATCGTCAAACAGTTTGTTAAGCTTCGTTTCGCTGATGCCCGTTGTCTTGCGGATTGCCTTTTCGATGCCCTTTAGGTCGATGCCGTGGGAGCGTAATGCTCGGATGTCTTGCACCGTTACCTCATTCAACTCATCCGCAGCTTTCAGCCGGGAACAGATTTCATCCAGCAGCTTGATTTCAAGCGCCCGAAACAGTTCTGCCAATTCTTCCGGCAGCGCATCAAGAACTTCCGGCTGAAACGGATATTTCATTTGCTTTCCTCCGTTTCACAATCTCATCATAGTGCGGCTTCACGCGGATAATGTTCCAGTCACATTCTTCCGGAACTTTTCCGTAAAATATCACCCATTCCGGCGAAAGCCGTTTCATCATTTCCTCGTAGCCGCGCAGAAACAGCCTCTTGCTTTCCTTGTTTTGCTGTGTCCCTACTGAGCTGACAGCCACAACACCGCCAACCGGCTCGCCATCAAAGCACCAATCATAGCTCCACTCGTCGCTCCATGAGATCGTGGGATAAACCGTCATGCCGTGCATTTGCCAATACGCCGCCAACCAATGCTTGCGGTAATGGTTGTATATCTGCATCGCCAGCGGCATATCCGTGTATATGGAGAAGTCCGGCGCGCACACCGCCGCAAACTGCGACAGTTGCGGAATGCGCTTGTCAGGTGTGTTCCAATACCGAATGAATTGATAATCGTCCACGAAGAAATGCACGATCTTGCTTTTCGTGTCTTTCGCCGTGTAATGGTAATTCACGGGGATAAATTCTCCCTGCGGATATGCCTTTATCGGCTCGATCTGCGGAATGCCGTACTTGCCAACGCCGGGGAATATGAACTTGTCCAGATTTTCAAAGTTAATCATACAGCCCCCAGCAAGCAAAAATGCCGCAAGATACATTTCTGTACCTTACGGCATAGCAAGCGCCCGGAATCAAACCGGAACTTCCTCAAACAAAGTGTGCTGCCATTACACCACTACTTGCTATGCCGATTGTACCATATTTTTTTGACCCGCTCAACCATTTTCTTTTCGGTTGGCGTTAGATTCGCGTATCCCTTTGCACCGTCGTTTTCATTGTGTATATATCCGTGGTGGGTATGCGGGGAAACTTTATCATGCGGCCTGTCCAGATCTATTTGTTTTATGCGCTTGTTCTTAGTGTCGTAGCATGTAATTGCTTTGATGTTGTCGCTTTTGTTGAGCGTTACATACACGCGACCACTTGTCAGTGTTTCCATTGGCGTTTTCTGCGCACCGTCAACCGCCTTGACAAACTTGATATTGCTCTCTTTGATAATCGTCTTGAACTCGCTGCCGTAAGGCTTGCCCTTTGCGCTCGTGCCGCTGCTTGCGCCGCGTCCACCCATTATTTTTTCTTCCTTTTCTTTTCCATTCCTCTGCCAAAGAACGAATTTACAGAGCTTTGCAAATTATTTTGCGCCCGCTTATATGTGGAAGATGTAATTTCCCGTTGTTCCCTGTTGGGGTTATAATGTTCTCTAAAATATCGCTTTGCATAATTTTCTGTGCTTTCTTTTTTCTCTGTGGTACTGCTCTTCGTAATATCTTTTTTCTCTGCGATACCTCTAATCATTTTATTGGTCAGAGTGTCTACTTGTTTTTGTGTAATATCGTAATCCCGCATAAAGGCTTCTTTGCCGATTGCTTCTTTCACACTCTCAACAAATGTCGGGGATTTAAGTAATTTTTCTGCTCCCAAGTATGCGTTAGACTTTGCACTTTTCCAAAATTCGCTGTGCTCTACAGCAGAGCGCAACGCACCAATGCCGCCACCGGCTCCACCTCTACCGCCCATTACTCTACCTCCTGTTGCTGTTCGTCAGTCATGTCCTGCATCTTCGGCAGCGCCGCCTTTGCAGTATCTTCATCTTCGTTAAAGTATTTCGCTCGAAGTTCCCACGGGTTCATCACTCCGGCGCTTGTGAGTTGCAAATCTCGGGAAAATTCCTTGTCTTTGGTCTCCTGATCGTCAAGGATGCTGTCACCCCAATCGTAAGTGGCCTCATAATCTCCAGCAGGTGCCAACCCGTACAACGAAGCATACACGTCCATTGCGTAAATCAGGGAATCGAATGTATGTGCAAGCGCCGCCTGGATACTGCTAACCAGCACATACTTGCGCTGCTTGCTGCTTCGAATCTCAGTCGCGGTTTTTTCAATCGTTTGCGGGTCGGAAATATCTCCATAAGAAAGGCCAATATTAAATTCAACACGCCGAAGAGTATTCTGAAACCCGCGATAAATCGCATCATCCCTAATTTGCGGCTCGATGTGCTGGAAAAAATCTCCATTCGGAGAGAACGGGCCGATTTCAAACAGGCGCTTGTTGAACATATCCGCCGTGCTGGATGTTCCGTCCATCAACACCTTACGCTCGCTCGACTTATATTCCCAGCGCAGACGCTCCCACTGCTCATCCGCTTGCTTGATAAGCTCGACCGTCGCCGCATCGCCATAAATGGACATACCGCACATGCTGTTACTATCTGCAGTGTTGGCAATAGGCGGCTTAAAATAAGCAAACAATGGTCCGTCTACATTCTCGATGGCCACTTCCGGTTCAATATCCGCCCACTCCGGAATAGTTGTGAGTTGCGCGTCAGCGCCAACGGATCCAGCGGAATCACTGTAATATGCCTTGTTTTTGATGGTATAGGTCGTACCGTTTAACTCGTGTGATTCGAGCCTTACATAGTACGTTCCGTTTACTTTAACCGGCTTATCCTTAAAAACGCCGCCAATGCAGCGACCGGACGGGTCAAACTTTGTCGGCTGAAAGCCCGCAGCGCCGGTAACATCCACAAGCATATTGTCACCGTAAATATACGGCTTCAACGCCACACCACCAAGCGCAAGGCCGAGTTCTAATGCCCGATTAAAGTTTTCTTTTGCTGTCTGAAAATTTTCGTTCAGGTAATCTGCGCGCTTGCTGCCGGTGATGTTTGCTGTAAATTCAACCAGCGTCGGCCTTGCCACTTCTCGGCAAATCGCAGCGGGCAGGCCTACCGCTTTCACATCACAGTTTTGCCACGGTGGGGTATTGACCATCATCGCATACCACAAACCGATATGCTGTTCCATCGTAAGGCTTACGGCGGGAGATACGCCAAATTCCCGCTCGGCGACCGCCTGCGGAAAGAAAAAACGTTTTACTGTATTTACAATGCCATTCACTAAGCCCATATTTTTATCTCCTCAACTTTACGGAGCTGCTTGCATACATAGGATTTTCAACTGCAATTTCTCGGCGCAGAACCGTCATAACAAAATACCTAACAGCGTCGAGGACGTGATCATTCTCTTTAATGACTTTATCTTCTGCCGCGTCCTTATCCCAGCTATAAAGCCCAAACTCATCAAAAGCGTGCGTGCAGCTTTCATGAAATTTGATTCGCCCCGATTTGATACACGCAGCCGTTAAACGGATCCCATCAAGAACATCGTTATTTGCTTTCCAAACAGCAAACTTCCCATGTCTACGGATGCACTCCGAAAATGACGCGGCGCTGGGGTCAATGACGATTCGCTCAACATTATATCCGTCTGCAAACCGTTCCAAATCTTGATAATATTCCTCGTCTGTCTTCTGCCGATTGGTGGCTCGCCCGCTGTGATAGTATTCTTTCTCCATTACAGCGCGGCCTTTATCCATGCGCCACAAACAAAAGACGGTAGGATTTTGCGTGCCGTAGTCGCAGGAAATATAATACGTTCCCGCGCCGCCCGTTTCGTTCGTGACGTTTACTTCTTTGGCGAACATCGGATATACCAGACCCTCGGCCACCACCCACATGCCGCGAATGTACCGATCATAAAACACGCCGGAAAACATTGCTTGATAGCGTTCCAGCGTCTTTTGAGACAAGCCGGGATTGTCCGTCATTTCAAAATGCAGATACAGCGCGTTCCGCTCTTTGCTCCGCTGTATCCACTCTGTATAAAACCAGTGCTGCGGGCTTCCTGGGTTGCAGGAAAACCACAGCTTTGCGCCATCTACTGAACAGCGGGTCAATGCCTGTTCCACGAACGAGCGCGGCATAAGCACCACCTCGTCCAGCAACACGCCTGCCAGCGTGCGGCCTTGGATCAGCGTATAGCTGGCCTCGTCCTTTCCTCCGAACACCTCGAAGTAATTCGTCACGGCACCGCGCCGCACTTCCATAACCTTGTCGCCGCGCCGCCAGCGGATGATATAGCGCTCCTTTGCCAAACTCATCGCCGTAAACGGCACGATGATGTTCTTGGTGCAGCTATCCACCGTGCGTCCACACACGCCGAAACGCTGACCGCTGAAATTCTCCATCGCCCAGTGGACGAACGCCCACATCATGATGGAGGTTTTGCCGGAACGCACAGCGCCGTCACAGATCAGCGCGTCATACTTGGAATAGGGGAAAGCGAGGATTTTTGCTTGCTTTGGGCTAATCATGTGGCATAAATACAACTACCATAGACGGAAATGGAGCAGAATTTTTACTTCCGCCAAATTTTAATCGTCCCCTAATAAACCGAATTTCCACATTGTTTCTTTTGTATATGTAATCGTGGAACCATTTTGTATCTGTTCTGGCAGGAAGTAGCATTACGACGGTAGACCCGCTAACGGATGCAAATAACGCTCTCCTCACCCATTGCCCGATGCCACGCCCATATGGAGGATTGCACCACACGGTTCCTTTCCACGGATGTTTCAGTCCGTCTTGTTCCTTCGTATAGAACTTGTCGCACTTTGCATTTTCTGGAGTTGCACACACATCAAGTGTAAATTGAAATTCATTATTCAGTTTATCAAACAAATCTTGTGGCGTTTCCCATAAGTCTGTTTTACTGGAAAACATTAATTCTGTATTCATGTGTCGCTCTCCAACTCCTCCGCCATCTCTCTCAGGCTCTTGCTGAGTTCGTCCTCTTTGCCATTATCAGACGGCCCGCCGCTTATCATCGCCCACTTGTCGATCAGCGTCCCCATCGCCGTTGTGATTTGACTGAGATTCGCCGCCGCCAGCTTTTCGGGGTCGTTGAGCATTTCAAGCCCCTTACCGATGAACGAACACACAAGGTCTTTGTGGTCGTTCATGTACTCCATCACATCGGCGGTGTTCTCTTCCTTTTTTTGCTCGCACTTTTCCACAATGTCGGCATTCGCCCGTACAAGGTTCTTAACCGTCGTTGCGGATACGCCGTTGATTTTCGCTGTGGCGCAATAGTTGTTTGTCTGCACATAGTCCGCCAGTATTTTCTTTTTCTGCCGGTCTGTAAGACGCGCAGCCATTGTCACCACCTCGCCGCTTTTATTTGCTACCAGCCCCCGCCCCTTGGCCTTACATAGCAGATTTTACCCGCCCCGGGGGGCTACAACGTGCCGCACTCTCAGGGCAGCGGCTCTCCTCTTTTGGTGCAGATGGTGAGGATTTGCACCTCACACGCCCTCTTTTGCGCTTCGCCTCCGGATGCTCCACGCGGTTCGCAGGGCTGAACCACTTTCGTCTACTATTCCGACACATCTGCGTATGTCCCCGCTGGGCCACATCGTTGAGAGGTGCGCGGGGTTCTGTGCCGCATGAGAGGTGCGACCTCTCGGCCCTGATCGTGGGCTGCATCGTGCGTGCGGCATATCGCGGGGGCGGGTGAAAAGATGAAAAGCACCGCGCCCCGCTATGGCGCAGGAGGTAAACGCCATAAATGAGAGGACCGCAAAGGCTTTTACACCTCTGCGATCCTATTATCTCATAAGCAAATGGCTTTTTAAGGCCAACTTTTAATCATCGAGCAGCCCGTAGTTCCGCGCGACGCACTTGATAAAATCGGTATGCCAGCGTCTCGCCGTCCGGTCGGAACAGTTGACCGCCATCGCTGCGCCTTCAAGCGTGTGGGTCTTTTCCCAGAACACGAGGCGGATAAATTTCAATCGCTCTTCGCCGTCTTGCATTGACTTTGT